CGCTGAATGATGCCGCCAAGGAGCTTTCCTCCCCCGTACCCCCTCCGAACCGACTACACACGATTCGGGACTTGACCCGTTGCCGTTGAGGAACGAGAGCAGGTAGGTCGCGAGCAGGACGTCTGGGTCGCCGTTGCAGAAGGGGGGCAGGCGGCGCATGAGCCGCAGCATCTGGTAGACCTCCTCGTAGGAGGCGTCCAGGATCTCCATGGCGTCGAGGTGGCCGGCGATGAACGTCGGCGTCGTGACAAGCAGGGTCCCGTTTTGGGTGTCATAGAAGCTCACCACGCGCGTGGCGCCTCCACCGTCACTGGACTTGTCATTGTGAAACCACACGCAGCTGGGGATCGTGCGGTCCGGCTCGGCGAGGAAGAGTTGGGTGAACGTGTGGTAGCTGGTTCCACCCCGGTTCACGTGGGAGAGGCCGGCGTTCTCCTGCAGGTTGGTCCAGAACATGCGCTTGCGGTACTGCGTCAGGAGGATGAGGGCATCCACCCAACTGGTGAGGTCCCCGTGCCCGACGAACAACCGCTCCAGCGCGGTGCCCCCGCGAAACGCCGGTCGGTCGCCGCCGCCGCCCGTGGTCTGGAAGGAGCGCGTCACCGTGCCCGACAGCTTCCGGTGCATCGCACTGCGAGGCAGCCACCGGGCGACAGCCGTCGAGAAGGGCAAGGCCCCACCCCGCTCGAGTTCCGCCTGCCGGTCCACGCAGAGTCGGTAGAAGCCCGAGAAGGCCATGTGGGCATCGCCCGTGAGCAGTCGGAGTGCCTGCCGAAGCTCCGGAAAGTCCCTCAGGTTCATGAAGCCGGTGCTCAGGCCTCCCAGCAGGAAGTTGATGAAGGCCCCGTCCATCCGCGGCGGGGCTCGGATCCGACGCGCGGGACCAGGGTGGAGGAAGGCTTCAATCCGCTGGTCGTTGTCCTCCCCCTGGGTGCCCTCGATGGCGATGGCGAGGGCTGCGTGGTCTCGAGGGGCCAGATAGGAGAGGATGAGCTGCTGCACTTCGTATGGCAGCTTGAGGATGAGGTCGAACATGGGAGTCCGGGGAGGGGCGTGAATCATACCCTTTCGGTTTTTGATGTGTAGTGTTGACTTCCATGTTTGACAGAATGGGGCGTCTCCGCAAACGAGCGCCCGAGGCGAATCAGGGTCGAGTGTGCCGGCCTCCCGTGCCGACAGTAGACGCGACTGCTGAGCGTCTCCCTCATCGCGAAGCGTTCCTCCGTCCCATGATTGCGGACGGGACTCGCACACCGCCGCAATGAGACGCGGCGAACCCATGGCCTGCGGTTTCCTGAACCGCCGCCCGTAGGTTCATGTCCGGATGAGTTGCGCTCGCCCTTTCCGCACTGCGCGGTGGACGCCGATTGAGTCTTGCGCAGGCCTCGGCATCCGATGGACGAACTGGCTGTAACGAGGCGTGGCCTGTTCTGCGCCTCGCCGAATCTTGCCGCTACCCTTCAGGCGCAGTGCTCAGGGGTCGCAGCGCTGGAGGCAGTTCAGGCTGATCCTCCCAGCATTGTAGACGGTGCCATCGGGCCGCTGGCAGTAGATGAACTGACCCACGCCTTGTCGCCCATTGGAGCAGGCGACGCACTCCATCTCCGTGGAGGCTGTTTCGCCGGAAGGGCAGTAGGTCGCAGAGAGAGCGCTAGCGCCTGTTGCCTCCATTGTCGCAGAAGTCGTGGCTTCCGTATCGATTCCCTGGCCACATCCTGCGAGGAGTCCGGCGGCTGCGAATGCGGTGAGAATGATTCGATGCACGCTAAAGCCTTTGCGGATTGCAGGTGATTCTGCGGTTCATGAATAGCATAGGGGGAGTGAGGCGCAAGTCGGGCAGAGCCCTCGCCTCGAGAGGATTCGCGTGTGTGTATTCGTAGATGCTCGTGCGCAGTGGGATGAGATTGCCCTCGGACGTCACGACGTCAGCGCTCTCCTCGGGCCCACCCTCCGGCACGGTGCCACCACGGCGAATGATTAGCCCAACCACCATCGTTCCGATGATTGACTTCATTGTGGCCTCCTTGCGTGTGCTGGGTAGGCTGATGGGTCGAGCGCGTCCACGACGCACCCCACGCCCGCTTCGAGTTCCGGACGGGCAGCCTTCCTCCGTGGGGCGAGGCACGCGGGGCGCGCAAGGGCACAGCCTTACGAGCGTGTGGGACACTCGCCCAGCAGATTGTCGTGGACTCAGCAGTGCTGGGGGGGCGGCAATTGGGAGAGCTGCTCACGGTACGCGTCGGCCGAGGTGGCCAACCGAGCAGCGGCTGGGTGGGGAATCGAGGCTCCCCCACGTGGCCCCCACGAAGACTGCGCCGTTTCCGGCGCCTGAACCTACTGGAGCAAAATCCCCAGTAGATTCAGGAGGTTGGCTAACGGCCCCGACAGGAATCGAACCTGTGGCCTGCGGTTTAGGAAACCGTAGCATGCTCATTGGACTGTCTTCCTCCGCTTTCCCCTGCGTTGATAAGTCTTGGATTGTATTCGTGAATCCGACGACGCCCGCCTGACTGTGGTTGCCCTCCATTCCTTGTGTTTCCTTCCGATTTCCGCCACCAGGGCCCCATGGCGCGAGTGCGACCGCTGTCGCGTCGGCCCCCTCAATGACATTCGCGGGGAGTGCGCGTGCGTAGTGCTTGCGCGTTGTCTCCAGGTCGGAGTGCCCAAGCACTTCCGCGACGAGGCGGAGGTCTCGGGTGACGCTGTAGGCAGTTGTGCCCCAGGTTGACCGCAAGTGTTTGAAGCGCAGGTCAACCGCGAGCGCGCGCCATCGTGCCGTGCGCCCGCACTTGGGACAGGTCGCCTGCCCGACCTCGTGAGCCATCTCCGCTTCCCAGCCACATGCCCTGCGATAGCAGTAGGGCACCCAACCCTTGATAAGCCCGGCCCGGACGCATGCGCGCGCGACAATGTCATGCACCCGCCAGTGCTTGGAGTACGGAATGGACTTGCCGGGCTGCGGGAAGAGGTAGGGGCCCTTCGTCTCAAGCTGCGCACGCAGGAACGGCACGAGCAGCTCCGGGATGGGGACTCGTCGCTCCTTGTTGCCCTTGGTGGTGGCTCGGTGTCCGCCTGCGGCAATCAGGATGTAGCGCTCATCGAGGTGGACCCAGCTCTTGCGCATGACGCGGATCTCGCCCTTGCGCACCCCTGTCATCAGAGAGGTCGCAGAGGGGGGGCGGTAGTGGAGCGGCAGCTCGTCGAAGAGACGAGGGAGCATCTGGCGCTCGTAGACCTGTATCTCGCGGTCCGGAACCCTAACCTCGCCCGCCACCTTGAATGGGTTGTCGCCGCGGTACTTGTCCGTCTTCTCCAGAAGAAATGTATACAGCCCCTGACCGTTCATGCGGATGTGCTCGCGCATGCGCGGCGACAGGTGCGTGAGCTTGCTCAGCATCATGAGCACATCGGCCGCGGTGACTGCGCCGACGAGCTTGGTGCCGAGGGCCCTGTCTACATACTGGAGCTTCTCGCGCAGGTTCTTCTTGCTGGCGAACTCAACGGGCAGCGTCGCGAGCCGCAGCTTGATGGCATCCGAGATGGTCAGCTCAGATGGCCGGGTATGGCCGAGGCCGTGCCGCTCCGCCCAAGCGGCCTCTTCGAGCAGGTGGGCCTTTCGCTTGGCCTCCTTGAGCGTCGCAGCAGGAACGACCTCCCGCGCCGTTGTCCCATCCGCGCGGCGCCATTCCACGCGGAAGCTCCCTGACGGCAACTGGTGTGCGCTAGGCATTGCCGCACCCCCCAGCCGCCCGCCACGCGCGCAGCACGGCCGGATCGAACCGCAGTGCTCCTCCGACCTTGTAGGACGGCACCTTGCGGTCGGCGGCGAGGCGATACATGGTCTTGACGCTTATGCCCAGGTACTGGGCGGCACGCTCGACCCCCCAGCCGTCCTCATACTGCGCGCTCTGAGTCTCCATAGACTTCCCCCTACTGACACAAGTGATACGTCGAATTTATTGATATGGACCTGACAGGTCCCACGTCGGTCGGAGATGGTTGCGCTGCGCAACGGCCTGACCAGACAGCAACGGCCAGGCCATCGGGCGGTGTCTACGCGGAGTGCGAGCGCGCGCCGAGGCGGGTCTCGGACTGGACGGACGCAGAGAGCAGCGGCATACCGATGCGAGACATCGTGTCCAGCGGGCGAGACGAGTTGGCCACCGTGGCGCTCGGGTTCGAGCTGCTCAGCGAGGCGGCAACGTGTCTTGTCGGGCTATGCATACGACCCCCAGCAGTAAGTAGCCCTCGCCGTCGGACCATTACAAACGACGGCGAGGGCCGGAGGGCGGGCGCTCCACCGATGGTGGGGCGTCGGCCTTTGCCGGTCGCCAAGGCAACGCCAAGGCGAAATCTGTGGGGGCGCGAACCGGTAATGGTCCCTGCAACGGGTCGCGAACGCTACGCGATAAGCGGTAACACAGGGCGACCCGGAAAAGCAAATCGACTGCCGCTAGTCGTCCTTCTTGGGCTTCTTCGGCGCGACCTGTTCGGCACCAATGGGGATGTAGCACGCGTCACCGTGCTCCCAGAGCGTTCCACAGGGCGGCTTCTTCTTTGCCGCAGCCGTCCAGCATCCGCCGTTGATCGACTCCTCGGCCGCGTCCTCGTTGCACTTCCCGGTCTTCTGTCCTTGCAACGGCTCTGGCGGGATAGGACGGCCGAGAACCCCGGCCGGTGCCGCCGTCAGGGCGAAGTTGACGGTCTCTACCGGCATCGGAAGCGCGGCGAAGATGTCTCCCTGGGGCAACAGGAGCACACCGAGCATCATGGCCGCGACGGCAGCCATCACCGCCGACCCGTTGGCAATCGGGCCCTTCGCGCGCCGGACGAACTCACGCACGCGGCGCCTGACGAGGCGGGCGCGGACGCTCGGAATGCGTGGGCGCTGGCGCGCGCGCAGGTGCGCCATCGTGTGCCTCAGCCTCGGAGCCGTCATTGAGCCAGCAATCATCAGTTTGGCCACCGTCAAGCCCATCTCCAGGTTATTGCGGACGGCAACGGCGTCCACCCATGAGGGGACGCCGGAGATGCTCAGGCGCGCGCGCGGTGGTTCGGTGGCAGTTGCCTGCCGCAGACTCAGCCGCACGTCGCAGTCGTGCGTCGGATGGAAGCGGGGCAGTCGCCCGTTGATCTCCATCTCCAACGCCGCCGCGCCCGATGCCGAGTCCACCGTCTGCCGCATACGCCCCGTGTGCAGCCCCCTGTAGCGGTGCACGACAAGCGTCGTCGCGCGCCGCCACCAGGTCCGCCTCCGCGTGGTTACGCGCTGCGCCCTCTCGGGCTCGCGCTCCTCGTCGGACGAACGGCCCATCCAGATATTCTCGGCGTTCCTCATCGCGGCTGCTCTCCCGGTGGCGTCTGGAGTCTACGGGGTTGTCCGGACTCGCGGGTTACTTCTTCTCGCCCCGCCCAGAGAAGGGGCGCCCATGCTCGGACCGGGCGGAGGCAAGAGACGGCTGGACCAGCTCGGCGACAATGACGGCCTCCGTCACCTTGCGGATTTTCGCGCGCTTCTCCAGTTCCGCCCAGTCCTCGATCCCGAGCAGTTCCTCGAGGTCGCGCATGTGCCGGAGCGCCCTGAAAATGGCGGCAGATGCCTCGCCGCCTGATTCCTGCACACGCTTCAAGTGCTCCTGGATGTCCGGGGGCGCCCTGAACGTGACGAGCTTCGACTTCACGTCCGCCGGTGCCGGTGCCGCCGTGGTCGCTGCCTTCCGCGCCATTCGCTCCCTCCAAGTGTGTCCGCCGGCGGGTCTTACCTCGTACTGGCGGCAAGCGGCAAAGTATGCGCCGGAAGCACGCGGTAAATACCGACAATCTTGTCGTATATACAAGTATTGACGTCGCAATACGGAAGACGCATAGTCCCCCTCGCAGCACATCAAGGGGGCAACACATGGGCAGCGAGACGACGGGTAGCACGATGCAGGTCCACTACTACCGCAGGGAGCCGCTGTCGGAGGTGCACAGCCTGGAGAGCGCGCTCAAGGTGGCTGCGACGCGCCCCCTGACGCGAGAAGAGCAGACCCTGGCCCTCGCCGAGTACCAAGGGCTGCTCCTCGAGTTGACTCAGCGGGGCGCGCGGTAGCGGCCCCGGGCGCCCTCCAGAAGAGGGCGCCCCTTCATGGGGCATGACGACACCAACGACTGCATCCCTCGCCACGCTCCTCGAGGAGTCCGCGGGGGCGCTCGACGCGCGGGAGGTGGGCGCCTACGTCGAGCGGTGCGCTGCGGTGCTGGAGCAACTCCGGGAGGCGCGGGTCGCGGCGGCCGACGCGGAGCTGGCCCTCGCGCGGGAGCCGGACGACTCGCCCGACTGGCACAACCGCTGCGACTGGGTTGGGGAGGCTCGGCGGGCCGTCCTGCGCGCCTTGCACGAGGTGGAGGAGTTGCGGACGGAGCTGGAGCGGCACGCGCGCTCCGCACGCCTCCGCGCGCGGGTGGGCGCCCCTTCTCTTGCTCAGGAGGCCACTTGAGCTACTTCGCCCGCCGTGCCCGTATCATTTCGCCCGAGCTTCAGCGGCACCGCCAGTCCCGCGCCGACTACTTCGCCAAGCTGGATGCCCTCCAAGGCAAGTCCCCGCCCAAGCCCCCGGAGCCGCCCGAGCCCGGCCCCGGCGAGAAGTGCCCGACCTGCGGCGCGAGGCTCGGTCGCACCACGTATGGGCCGTTCTGTCTCTCCGGCTTGCACAGCGATTGATTAGCGATTGAGGCGCCCTCGCGGCGCCGCCCGGGTGGGGAGCATCTCTCCCCACTCGTCCCCATTCCCGCCGTAATCACAAACACAGGAGTATGTATGCACCGGAGTGTCTTGGCCGTGGTGTGCCTGCTGTTCTGCGCGTGCTCGACGTTGGAGGAGGAGCGGCGCGAGGAGTCTGGCGTCGGCATCATCGGTATGACCCGCACAGGGGTCACCCACTGCGCGGATGAGGCGAAGAAGGAGATGGCGCGTATCGAGCGCGAGAAGGGCGAACAGTCCGCAGACGTGCGGCGGTGCCTGGAGTTGATGCTCAACCGCTCCTGTTATGAGGCCATGGTAAGGCGGGCCCACGAGACTAAGGACCTCGCGTGGCTGACACGTTTTGCTGGTGGCGCATCCGGGGGCACCTGGAGCCGCGACGCCTACGAGGATGTGTCGGAAGAGAGGATTGACAGGGAGATTAAGCAGTGTGGCCCGCGTGGCATCTACCAAGTGGCGCTGGGTCTCTACTGGGGCGCCTCGACTGCTGCGGGTGGATTTGGCTGGGCGGACCGAGGCTGGGGCCGTCGGCCGTCCCCTGGTGACTGCAAGTCCGCCTGCTCCAACTAGCACGACCGGGTCACTCGGCTGAGCCCGATAGCACGGGGTTGGCTTGTGGCCCCCGCATCACCGAGCCCGACTGGCGGACTACCTCCCCGCGCGAGTTGGCGTCTGGCCCACGAGACGGGCCTCTCTCTTTCATGCGCGCCTCGGCGCGCTCCCTTGAGGTGCCTCATGGATGCGATTGCAACCCCGGCGTCTGCCGGGCGTCGTGTGGATGTGGATGAGGTGTCGTCGCTGGTGGCTGGAGTGCGTGCCCTGGCACGGCCTGGCGAGGCGTTGGTTGACGTCGTGGTCCGGCTTCTGCACGAGCGGGGCGCGGCGCGAGTGGAGGCCGCCACGGAGCGCGAGGCAGCCGCGACCGCCCAGGTCCAGGTCGAGGCGCTCGGACGCGCGTTGCAACTACTGGAGCCCGCGGAGCGAGTCGCGCGCGCTGTCGCGCTCCTGGCCGAGCCTGGCGAGCCCCCCGAAGGTGCGCTCAAGCGCCTGGCGGATGCCGCCGCGGCCCGCCGCGTGCCGGAGCTGGACCAGTATGCGCCCGGCCCTGCGCCCGCGGAGGCGTTGGCGGCCCTGGGGCGCCATCCGAAGCCGGGTATCAAGTGAGGCTCTGGTACAGGGACATTAACGGCACCATCTGGGCGGGCCTGCCACCGCGCCACCTGCGCGTTCCGGTCCGCCGCGGGCGCGGCGTGTATCGCCTCGAGGTGCCCCACCCATGGGCGTGGGCGCTCGTGCACCACGGGCTCCGGCGCGTGTTCTACCGGCGCGAGGTCGGCAAGCGGCGCGAGTCGCTGCACCCTCCGGAGGAGCTACTCGGCCACCAGGTCGCGGTGTGCGCGGTGGGTTGGGATGACGCCGCCCCCGCGTGGATACTCCGGGCTACGGGCATCGTCGTCCCTCCGCGGGAGATGCTCCCAACGGGCGTCATCGTGGCCGTGGGCCGCATCTGGGAGGACGAGGGGCTCGACTGCATCGCGGCCAAGGCGGACCGCTGGTGGTGGCCAGACGGCTCCGAGGCCCGCGGGACGATACCCTGGCACATCGAGGAGTGCGTGGCCGTCGAGCCGCTCCCAGCAGGTGAGGGGCGCCACCTGGCGGCCCTGGATCCGGAACTGCTCCCGGAGCTGCGCTCGCGGTATGCGCTCGCGCGAGACGGCATCTGGCGGCCGGAGCCTGCGGAGGTGCCGCACGCCATAGAGCTCGTCGGCCCCCCGCCTGCCCCGCCCGTGACCGAGCCCCCGCCCGAGCCAGTCGCGCGCGTGTACGACGACACGCCAATCCCGCCGATGGCCGAGCATCCCGAGCAACTCGGCCTCTTCGGGGAGACGACGGGTGGGCCGCCCGAGTAGATAGCGCCCGTGCCTCACGACAGCAGCAAGACCCCGCCGGAGAGGCGCAAGGCCCCGGCAGGGAGCACCCATCGCATTGAGGGGCTCAGTGTCTCCCTGGCCGCGTGGGCTCGCATCCAGCAACTCGCCGCGCAGATGAAGCGCGGAGGCATCCCCTACGCGACACGGTCAGGGGCACTCACCATGCTGGTGATGTGGCCGAGCATCGCCGCCCAGGTGCTCACGGGCGGGTGCCGCGCCTACCGGTGCGCGACGTGCAGCACGTGGCTGGACAGTGCTGACGAGAAGTTCGCCCACCAGCACGGCCATCCGGCCCACCAAATCGAGGAGTACGCCGTTCCAGCGAGATGAGGGGAGCCACATCGGATGTGACCCCCGTGTCAGGCAGTGAACACCCCGTGCCCGTGCGTGCGTGCCGGCGTGCCGAGCCTCCTACGCTGCGCACCACACCTCGGGGGATTGCATGCGTTGGCCGTTGCTGGTGCTGGCTGTGTCGTTGTGGAGTTGCGCCTCGGGCCCAGAGCCGCGCGAGGGCTCGCCTCTCGCGGTGTGGCGCGACGCCTCGGAGCCCGACGACGAGGACGATGGAGACAGCGACGAGGACCGTTGTCTCGTCCCGGTCTGCGCTCCTTCGGGGCTATGCGGCCTCTTCGCCTGTGCGGACGTCGCGCCCGGTCGCGTCGTCCGCACGCTCGACGGTGTCGGCGGCGGCGCCATCCTGGAGGCTCCTGGTAGCGGCGCCTCCCGCACATGGGGCAGCGCGCAGGGCCTGCCCGGGGACTCGCTCCCCGTCTTGGTGTTCCGGATGTACTCGGCTCCAGCGGAGGTGCTGCCCAGCACCAGGGCACGAGAGCAGGCGTGGGCCGAGTACGGGCGGAAGAAGAAGGAAAAGCACCACATCTTCCCTCGCGCGTACGCGGAAGCCTTCTTGGCCAAAGGCATCAACCCTCACCAGTGGGTGATGCCCATTCCAGCGGACCTCCACCGCTACATTCACAGAGACGGCCGCGGAGGGCCTTGGAACGCTGAATGGCGCAACTTCATCGCTCGCCAGGAACCGACCGACCCGCCCGACGACTATTTCAGGTTCGCGGGGGCACTCATGATGAAATACGGGTTGGTTGGACCGATGGGCACCTACTGGCAGACTTACGACCTTGAGCCCCACGCGGCGCGGGAGAAATAGCCCATGCGGTACTACGAGCTGCGCGAGACACCGGCGGACAAGCTGGCCTGGACTGGCCACTACAGCGCTGGCCGGCGTTGGATGATTCCGTCCATCAACTGCCCCTCATGCGGCATCTGGTCGTTCGGCTACTCGCTGCCCCTGGTGGACTTGAGCGCCTGTCCGGAGCGCGCGGAGCTGATTCCCCAGATGCCTGTGTCGCCCGAGCACTGCGCGCGGCTCATCGAGTACGCGCGCCCCTACGCCCCCGATGCGCCTCTTGGGCCTGGGGAGAGCCTTGGGCCGCTCGTGGGGACGTCGTCTGGTCGGTTCGGGCCCATCCACGCGTGCCCGACGTGGGAACTTGTCGTCCGAGAGGATGCGCTACGGAGCTTGCAGGCGGCCGGCCTGCGCGGACTCCTCCCGGTGCCCACTCGCATCAGTCAGCGCAGCAAGAGCGCGCAGCCGCTGATTGAGCTGTACGCGCCTCGCGTCGCGCGCTTCATGACGTCTGGGCTACAGCCGCCCTGCGCCGTGTGCGCCCGCCCAGCCAGGCGCACGGGCAGGCTGGACGCTCTCGACCCGGCCAGCATTCCGGACGTGGATGTCTTCGGGGCGGAGAACAGCATCGTGCCCATCGTCTCGGAGCGCTTCGTCGAGGTCGCGCTCACGCTCGGACCGAGCGACGTCATCTATCGGGAGGTGCCGGTGCAGGACCTGCGCGGCGACGCGCCCGCGGCGCAGATCCACTAGGCCCGCCCCTTCCGGGGGGGGCATGACCCAGCGTTCCCCCGCGCCCCGTCCCACGCCCGTGCCCCAACTCAGGTGGAGGACCAGTTCACCGACCGCCTGACGCAGCTCCGGGTACTGGTCGCCGAATTGCGCGACATGGGCCTGGAGTCCATCGTCTGGGCGAAGGGCAAGCCGATGGAGTACGCCGCCTATCGGCCCGTCACCATGCGTTGCGACGTCTGAAATACCAACAGCCCGCCTCGATGAACTGAGGCGGGCTGCCAAGTTGTTGCTTCTGGATTCGGCTATTTCTGAAGCACCGATTCCGCGACCGCGATCAGGGCTCGTTGTCCGTGCGCCAGGCCGGGACCAGACTCATACTCAGGCAGACGTTGCCATTCAGCACGGTTGTCGCTCTCGCCGGTATAATAGACACAATCAACAATCGCAGTGTCGGGATTCAAATCGTCGGCAACCTTCCCCTCGACCCAGAATCGAGACATATCGCCCCGATTGCAGTAGTGCGATGCAAACTTTCGCATGTCCTCACGCCTCCCATTATTAATCGCTGACGTGACCACCCTCTGTGGCGGTCGAAGCACCATGACATTTTTGTCTGTGTTTGTCAACGCCGCGGGCCGCCCCAGTGCATCGGAGCGGCCCGCCTTGCTGTCTCTGCTGTGTCCGGGCTCAGGGGCCGAACGTCCACCGCGCCCCGACGCCCGCCATCCGCTCCCGCCCGTTGGCCTCAGCGAAGCCAAACAGGCCCAGGTTGCTCCGGAGTAGAGCCCCTGCCTCCAGGCGCGCGTATCCGCCCGTGAGGCTGGAGACCCCCGCGGTGGCCTCCAGGTAGCCCGTCCTGACCGGGACATCGGCCAGGACTCGCGAGAGCCCCGCGGCTAGCGCTCGCCGCGGGGCATCTGAGGGCCCGCGGCCACCTGCTCCAGCGCCGGCTGCACCGCCGCCGTGGTGCCGATGGCGCCGAGCGCCGCGGCGACCGATGACTCCTGCATCCGCTCGGACACCTTCTGCTCGCCATGCAGCGTCTTGAACGCGAGCTGCGCCACGGCCTGCTCACCCGGCTTGAGGGGACGCCAGCCGTTGGCGACCATCCACGTGTCGATGACCTGGAGGCCACGGGCGGCCTTGTTGAAGCCGTTCTCCTCCGTGCCCTCGGCCGCAATGTCCTCCACGATATGGAACGCGTGGTAGGCCGCCAGGGCGATGCGTCGCTTGCGGCGCTCCGTGAGCCACGACGCGCCGCCGAGGATGCCGGCGAGGCCCACGATGCCCGTCAGGATGACGCCGACCGTCTGCGCGGAGAACAGGCCCGTGCTGGCGGAGCTGGTGCCCGCGTCGGCGAGGGCGATGGCGGGCGCGCCGATGAGCGCCGCCAGCGAGATGCCGAGGATGAACTTCATGGTCTTCATGGTTGGTGTACTCCAGGTCTGCGAGGAAACGACGCACCACAGAAGGGGCGTCACGCGGGCTGCTGGAGCAACTCGAACTCCAGCCGCTGGCCCTGGACGCGCTCGCCGCGCTCGGACCACTCCACGGACGCGGCTTCCGTCACGCTGCCGAGCACCTCGGCGACACCCGGCACAAGCGCGCCCGCCATGTAGTGGAAAGGAAGGCGCCCAAACCGGTTGCCGTGCAGCCCCCACTCGCACATCTGCCGCGGCCAGGAGTCCGGCACGGATGGGAGTGGGAGGACGACCAGGTCGTCAAAGTTGATGATGTCGGCTGGGCCATCCCCCCCATTTGAGCCGAGCCGGATCCCACCGTCGCTGTACCCCTCAATGACGACGCCAATCTCAGCCGCCAGGTCGCCAGCAGCAAACGACGGCACGCCGTCCAACCACGACCGGTCTCCCTCGGGGTCCACGAGGTAGTGATGCCACCCGCCATCCAGGATGCTCGGGCGCCGCATCCAGACGGCAATCACGTTGTTGCGATGCAGCGGGACTCCGACGTTCCACCGGACTTCGGACAGGGGCGAGTGCGGGAGGAGCTGGAGTCCCGCGCCGAACTTGCCCGGCGTCGTCGAGCCGACGCTGATCCCTCCCGTGGTGTAGCTCGTGGCGGTCAGACCTTTGCTGCTCGTTAGTCCGTCGAAACCGGCGGCGTCGAAGTTCCAGGCGTGCCCCTGGCCCTCAATCAGCACACGGAGCGCCTGCGCCTCCTCAACCGGGAGGGGCGGTGTGCCGCCCGACCAGGTGTCCACCACAGAGCGCACGCCCGACTGTGCCCAGCCGCTGAACGTGCGCTGCTTGCCCCCGAGGTACGTCGGTCGCTGGGTGAGGCCGCGCTCCGTGGAGACGCGGACCTCGATACCAGATAGCGAGAGGTAGGCCATGCCCCACTAAGGGGTGCCGTATCTCGGCCCCTGTCGCTGCATCCCGCCAATCGCACGCCGCGCCCAGCCAAGCCCGAGGCGGTCCGCGGTCTCCATGGCGGTCCGCATGGCATCGTCAATGTCTGCGCCGTGGATGTTGATTTGCAGCCCACCCCACCGCGCGGTGCTGTCTCCGCTGATTGGCGTAGCCGCGTGCTCTCCTCCGCTGCTGTCCGGAGTCGGAGTGCCCGAGCCGTTCCCGGAACTGCCACCCGAGCCCGGCTTGCCGCCATCAGTCGGGCCGTCCTGCGGGTCCGCTGCGTCGAAACGGCGGAGCGCGACTTTCCACGCGGCCGGTACGTTCGTGAGCGCTTCCGTGGCCTCCTGGAGCGCGTCGCGGTTCTTCAGGACTTCGGCGGTCTCCTTGGCCTTCGCGAGCGCGGCGTCCCAGGAGAGGTGCTCCATCTCCTGGATGCTGCGAGCGAGCGCATCCGTGTCCACCTTCACCTTGTCGAGGCTCCGGGCCCAGCCCTTGAGAAATCCAAGCGGGTGCGCGCCGAAAATGGAGATGTCTCCGAGCGCGCGGAACACTGTCTGAATGGCACCGATGATGCCATTCCACAGCCCGCCAATCCCTTTGACGATCCACAGGATGGCGATTCCCACGTAGCGAATGATCTCAAAAAGGCCCTTGAGGACCGTGGTCGTCAGCCAGTTGAGCGGCTTCAGGACTCCCAAACCGGCCTGGCCGAACATCGTCAACACCGGCTGGAGCCCCTCGAGGAGCTGCGCCACCATCATCAGCGGCGGGATAATGGGCTCGATGCTCCGGCCCACGTGCTCCAGCAGGGGCTGAAGGACGCCCATCACCACGTTGACGATCCGCGACACCGCGCCCACCAACGACTGGGCGCCCGTCGCGAGCGGCCCGAGCCCCTCGACGAGATCGCCAATCGCCGCATTGGTCATCGCGATGAGGTCCTGAAACTGCTTGGCCCCCGTCAGGAGGTCCGCCACGACGGCGATGATTGCGCCCCAGATGCCGCCCGCCTGAAACCCCTGAATCGCCGTGTTGATGACGTCGCCCAGCTTGCCCAGGCTCCCCACCATGCGCTGGAGGATGGAGTCGCGAGCATCCTGGATGGCTTGCTTGGCAGCCTCCGCGAGCGCTTCGGCCTCCTGGCGCATGGAGACGAATGCGGCGGCGCTGCGAGACATGTCCGCGCGCATCGAGGTCAGCAGTTCCACGCGGGCAGCTTCGGCCGCATCGTCGCTCAGCCTCGTAAGCTCCTCGTCGTTCTTCTGCTCAGTGGTGATGCGCTCCATCGCCGCGGCAAACGCGGCGGACTCGGCCTCCTCGGCGTCCTTCATCTGCCGGGCCACGTCCTCATCGTGGTAGCTCTGAAGCTGCGCGTAGCTCAGGCTCCGCCCGTGCTCCTTGCGGGCGCGCTCCTCCTCCAATTCCTTCTGTCGTCCCTCCGAGTGGCGCACGTTGGGATTCCCGGCGTCACCCGTCAGTAGGCCCGTAAGGCTCTGGAGCCGGCGCTCGATGTCCGACACGATGCCTTGGACTCCCGAGCCCTCCATGATGGCTCCCATCATCTGCTTCGCGCCGTCCCCGGCGTTGCTCAGCGCGAACCCGACGTTGTTCCTCATCGCGTCTCTGGTCGCCTTGGCTGCTGCCGTCGCGTTCTCGGCCGCGTCCTTGGCGAGCGCGGTGGCCTTGGCTCCGAGCGAACCCGCCGCGCCATCCAGGCTGGCCTTGGCGCCAGCCATCACCGTGACCGCCTTATCCGCCACCGCCCCCAGCCCCTTGGCCAAGTCCTTCCCTGTCACGCTCTGCAACGGCTTGAGCGCGGCTTCCGCGTTCGCCATTTTCACCGCGTGAGCGATAGGCGCGAGCAGCTTCGCGGAGCCGCGCACGAGGTACGCGACGTATTCGAGGCTGCGCTCCACGATGGCCTGGATCGTCGTTGCGACCGAGTCAAACGCGGTCGAGAAGACGTCGCCGAGTTGCTGCGCGAGCCCCGACAATCCTTGCATCATGTCGCGGACCGAGGCGGCCATGGAGCCCCACGCCTCGCTGGAGATGTACTTGATGTCGCCCCAATTTTTGTAGACGGCGCCAGCCAGGAGAGTGATGGCCGCGAGCGCCGCCGCGACCGCGAGGATCGGCACCAGCGCGGCCCCAAAGCTCATGAGCATCCGCCCGAGCCCCGAGAGCATCGAGGGCATCGACTTGCCGAAGTCCGCAATGGACTTCGCCATGCTCCCGAGCCCGGAGTCCATGCGCTTGAAGACGGCCCCCATGTCCATGCGCATCAGCGACCGCAGGCCATCAAAGGCAGTGCTGACGGCCGGGCCCATCTTCTTCAACGTGGAGAGCACGCCGCCGCTCACCTGGATGGCCATGCCCAGCCCCTTGGCCATGCCTTCGACGACGCCCGCGACCTTGCCGATGGCACCAACCGCGAGCCCGGCCCCGGCCACCCATGCGGCGAAGCTTGCGGCAGCACGTTTCGTCTCGGGCGAGAGGGCCTGGAAGCGCGCGACCAGCCGCGACAGGAAGTCCCCAATCCGCTTCACGAGTGGCGCGAAGGCGTCTCCGACATCCGCGGCGAACGTGTAGAGGAGGTCCGTAATCCTCGTGACCTCCTTCTTGAGCCGCTCGTTCGACTGAGTGGCGGCGGTGACGGCGCCGGCAATTCCGGCCGCCACCACCATGCCAATCTCGCCCATATCCTTCGCGGCTGCCTTCACCTGCGCGGCGGTCTTTTCGACCGCCTTGACGAGCTTCCCCAATTCGGCGACGGCCTCGCCGATGGCGGCCGTCACAACCACATACAAGTCGCCAACCTTGAGACCGCCGCCGGACATGAGTCACCTTCCGCTACTGCCGAAACGCCACCTGAGGGTCGATGTTGTGGATGGCCGGGACGGCACGCTCCCTCCTGTCGTGCCTGTCTTTCGCCTGATGTCTTCCGCTTCCAACTCGGAAGAAGCGGCGAGGCCGAACAGCTCCTCGTCGCTCCATTCGCGCACGTCGTCGGGGCGGAAATGCATGTGCCGCGCGACGCTGTAGATCAGGCGTTCTCGTGCGTCGCGGAGGAGTTTCCCCGGGCCTCCTCCATCGTCGGGTTGAAGGCCCGCTTGACCTGCGCCTGGATGTCCTCCAGCCACGGCGAGTCAGCCAGGAAATCGACATCGCCGACGTTGAAGGGGTCGTAGACGCGGGTCTTCGTGGACGGGTCGTAGATCACGGCGGCGGCCAGGCGCGCGATGAGGCGGAGCCCACCCTCGTGCGACGTGGCCTGGGGGTTCTCGTCTCCGGTCGTGTCACCGGCTTCCTTTGCAGCCTTGAGGATGGAGACGCGCTCCTTGAACGAGGGGCGGCGGAAATCCACCGAGTCTCCATCCAGCGTCATCGAGGTGATGAGCTTGCGGTCCTTGCGCGCGAGGCGCTCTTTCAGGGTCAGGGCTTCCATGATGGTCTCCTGGTGTTGCGGGTTGAGACAGAGAGAAGGGGCGTCGTCGCGCTACACCGCGACGGGAGCGCCCTGGCCAACGAGAGTGCAGGACAGCTTCGCGACGTCGGTCGAGACGCCGCCCTCCTCGAAGCTCGTCACACGCACGGGGAAGCGGAGCCCCTGGCTTCCCGGCGGCGAGCCCGGCTCCTCGATGATCGTAAGGTACCCCACGGCGCCGGAGAGGAAGTGCGTCCGGAGCAGCGTCTGCGCGACACACGTCTTGATGCGGTGGCCGGTGAGGTTGATGCTGTACGAGCGCATCGTGACAACGGAGGACTTGAAGCCATCCCCGCCGAGGTAGTTCATGTCCACGGTGTCTGCGGACATCGGGACGGTCGCCTCCTGGATGCCATCGAGGAGGTCGGCCGCCGCGAGCGTCGTGCTCACCGTTGCCGTGAAGTACGCCTTGTGCCCATACATCGTGGTCGGTTCAGCCATTGGGTGTTGCTCCTTTCAGCGTGGGGAAAAAATGCGCGCGAGCGTCGCCTCCAACGTCGTGGCAATGCCCTTGCGCCCGTAGGCGCGTGAGCGTCGGAATGCCTTCTTCAGGAAGTGCGGGGGCGGGTTGATGATCTGCGCGCCCCAGTGGAACCCTTCATGGATGGCGCCTGCCGCCTCGTGCGAATAGCCGGCGGTCCACGATCCGGAGAGCTGCGGCCCCATGTTGTAGTGGGGGCCGCTGATGAACCCGGTGCCCGCGAGGTTGGACTCGTCGCTCGGGTCGCCCCGCGGCACCATGAACATGGAGTAGTCGAGCGCCTGCCGAACCGTCGCGCGGAGCGGCATGTCGAGCGCGCGCAGCACCTCCTGCGGCCGGCTGCGCAGGCGCTGGAGGTTGGCGACGTCGAACTTCACACGGACGGGCATGCCCCTCTTAAGGGGCGCCCATCGTCATGCCGCGTAGCCGAGCGTGACCGTGAACGCGAATCGATGGCCCTCGGCACCGTCCGGCCCCATGTACATGGGCAGTCCCTGCGCCAAGCACGACGAGTACCCGGGCACCTGCGCTTGGTGCAGGACTGACCAGCAGCGCCGCGCCAGCGCCTGGGCCTCGTGGTACTTGCGGGGCTCTCCGCGGACGTAGACCTGCACATCGGGCGCGAGCCAGCTCCGGCCCGTGCCGATGTAGTCGAGCGGGGCCTCGCCCGACACCTCGCGGACGGCCACGTACTGCACGCGCGCGGGCTCGGCGAACCTGCCCACATAGAGCGATGGCGGGCTGCTCGTCATCGACACGCCGAGCCCGGCCGCTTCCAGCACCTGCGCCACGTGCAGTTCATGGTCTCGGAGAGTGGCGGCCATCAGATGAACACCTCGTAGTGGTCGAGCTGCCCGCGCATGTCGTAGTGGGGCGTGACTCGCAATGGGGACTTGCCCTGGCTCGGGTCCTGCGGGTCGTCCCCGGGACGCCAGACAAGGTCACCGGAGCGCACCTCGATCGCGGTGTGAAACACGCCCTCTGTCACGGCCATGTCCCCATTGGTGTCCACCACGCGGCGCGTGCTGCCCTGGTAGCGGCACCGGTACGCCACGGGGTCCGCGTACTCGGTCATGCCGCGGGCACCCGACTGGAGCAGCCGCGCGAGAAAGAACCTCTGCTTGAACCGGTGGCCGAGGAGCGTCACGACGCCGCCCCCGCGCGCGGGCGGACGTACTGGGCCACGAGCTGCCGCGCGCGGGCGGGCAGTGCGGCCACCTGGCCGTCCTCGCCCGTCGTCCTCGTGAGGCTCGTGTCGCCGATGGACTCCGACACGACATCGTCCTCCGCGCCGTCCCGCTGAATCATCGCCGTGGCCACGAGCTGCGCGGCGAGCGCCACGTGCGCGGGCAGGTCCACCGCGAGCGATGCGTCCAGCGCGGCCTGGCCGGGCGTCACCCATCCAGCGTCGTAGGTGACGACGACTTCCCCCGTGGCCTCGGCCGCCAGCGGCGTAGGTGAGACGCCCGTCGTCCAAGTGCCGGTGAACGGCCAGCGCCGCCCGCGCGCCGCCAGGCGGCCCATGCGCGGCGACTCCAGCGCATATGCATCCGGGGGCACCTCTGCGCCGCGCACTTCGACACGCGTGACCTGGCGCACGGCACCGGCACTCAGCCACAGGTACGCGCCGCCCTGGCTGGTCACAGCTTCCGCAATGCCCGTCCGGCGTTGCAGGGGATAGCCGATGTACTCCGCGAGCGCGAGCGATGCGGCGGTGATGAGCAGGGGGAGCCGCTCGGGGTCGGCGGTGTCGCGCACGCTGGCGGGGAGCTGCGCGGTGGTGAGCAGATCTTCAACGGCCAAAGGGACACCTCCAGAACGAAGAAGGGCCGGGAGGCGGACGAATCCACCTCCCGGCCCGCGTCAGCACGACCGGGGGATACCGTGCCGACTACACAGGCAGGCGCTGGCCGCCGCCGAGGGTGAGCGTCGCGCCGGTCACGACGGTGGGCGACGTGCCCCCGGTGAGGGCGACGACCTCCTTCACGCGGATGAAGGTGTGCCCGGTGGGGAGCCACTGGAGGTTGACATCGACCTCCACGGCCTTGGCCGCCAGCGCGTCAGCCACCACCTGGACCGCGACTCCATCCACATCCTTCACCGGCGCCCACCCGCCGGTTCCGTCCGCGCTCGACTCCAGGGAGTACGTGACGCTGGCCGCGGTGGGGGTGTTGGCCGCGGCGGCGATGTTGCCGACCACCACGCCCGACTGGAAGCGGCTCACGTCGATGGGGCTTCCCGTGCGCGTGCCCGCGGCCTGAGAGGCCGGCGAGACGCCCTGGATCGCGCACAGCACATAGGCACCAACCTGCACATTCTGAGGAATCATCTGGTCCTTCCTTTCATGAGGCGCGTGCGCGCCTAGTAGGTGACGTTGGTCCGCTCGGCGAACGCGGTGGTGTAGCGGAGCAGGTAGTCCACCTCGGTGAGCGCGCGCATGGTCACCATGTCGGCCGAGAAGTCCGTGCCGTTCTCGGCCATCTGGGTGTCGAGCGGCATCGCCTCGCCGAACACGAGCTGCGACGCGAGCCCGAAGCCGAACACCTTGTCTCCCGCCAGCGTCTCCGTGCGAAGGAACGGGAAGCCGTTCAAGGTCGGCGCCTCCGCGTTGCGCAGCTCCGGGAACACCCAGCCTCCGGTGTCCCGCATCGAGCGCAGCGCGTAGTAGGTGCCGGTGGACGCGTAGTAGAACCCGTTGTTCGCCCGGAGCCCGCCGGGAATGTTCGTCTTGTCCACGTCCTGCATCAGCCCGTCGATGTCGGCGATGCGCTGGTCCTGCGACGTACCCGCAGACGACTTGCGCTGCGCGGCGGCCATCTGCTTGCGGATGCCGAGAGGCCGCTTCACGCCCTCGCCCTTGAGGCCGACGATGTCCAGCTCGAGCGCGATGGCCGCGGCCATGTCCTGGCCCACGAGCGCCGCCGCATCCATGGTGCCCAGCCGCAACAGGTCGTTGCTGATACGCGCGAGCGCACCGAGCTTGTGGGCCTGGAGCACGAGCGCTCCGTTCTTGACCGCGCTCGGCTGGGGCGGCTCACCCTCGGCCACCCAGTACACCGTGACGCCCTGGTCGATGGTGCCCATCGTCAGGCGCGCGCCGTAGTTGCTGATCGTCCGCACTCCCGCCGAGAGGAGGATGCTGTTCGGCCGCGTCAGCTCCACGAGTTCCGTGGACATCGTCTCGCGCGTGAAGAAGCCGCCCTGTTCGTAGATGCCCGCGAACTGCCCCATGGACTTCACGCGCGTCTGGAAGCTGTCGAGCGCCTTGAATCGCTCGTCGCCACCGAATCCGAAGTGCTTGGCGCGCTCCAGATACGCACTCTTCATGCGGAGCCCGAGCGCCGCATACAGGAGCTTCTGACGCGTGGGGGCGCTCAGGTCGAGCTGGAGATCCTTCGCGCCGGACGTGTACGGCGCCGGGGGGCTGGTCGCGCTGGCGCGCGCGGCGATGGCCGCGTCCACGGCCTTGGTCGAGGCGACCTCCACCGCGCGCTGGAGGTGCGGCGGCAGGGTGAGCGGCGGGGTGGTGTTGGCGGGAGGGGCGGCGGTGGACTTCGTCTTGGTATTCGTCGTGGACATGCTCAACCTCTGCAATGTGTGGTGAGAGAGATAAGGGGCGCCCAACCGACTCAGCGGAGCGCGTCGTAAGAGCGCAGGTCGCGGATGGAGAGCGCGCTGACCTGGAGGACGGAGAACCCAAACGTCTTGGCGACGCGGCGGCGGAGTGCCTTGACCTCCTCGTCGGAGGGGGCGTCCTCGGTGTGGGCGACATCCTCCGGCGGCTCCTCTTCGCCCGCAGAATCGGCCGCGGGCTCATCGCCCTTGGCCTCGGGCTCGGAGGCCTCTTCCTCTGGCGTCTCGCTGGCCTCCTCCTCGGGAGACTCCTCGGACTCCGCGATCCACTCCTGGAGCACGGAGAGCTGCGACCCATCCCGGATGTCCTCGGCGAGCGCCACGAGGACCTCGTCCTCAGCGCCGCTCCCGAGGAAGGCATCCGCCATGCGGGCGGCCTCCTGCATGTGCGCGAGCATGCTCGATGCGAAGGTCTGCGGAGTCGGGGCCGCCTCTTCGTTCGGCGACTCGGGCTCGGCCTTCGCGTCCTCGCTCGCTGCCGTCTCCGTTTCGGTTTCGTCGCCCGGCTCCTCCGCGAGTTCGCGAAGCACTTCGGCCAGCAGCTTGTACGCGTTGCCGCGCACGGGCCGGGCCGACTTGCGCCCGCCGAGGGAGCGCAATCGCACGGCGGCTGCGTTGGCAGGGATGTTCACGACAGAAAGTTCGACGACCTCGACCAGCGGGTAATCCCAGCCACCTTCCGCGTTCGCGACGGGGTCGTGGCCGGCCACCGGGAGGAATCGGATGCTGCACGAGTCGAGCGTGCCAGCCTTCACCTTCTCCCCGACGACGCGCGACATTTCGTCCAGGCCATCGAAAGTGAGCGCCGCCACCCAGTCCGCCCCCTCCTGGTAGATGCGCGCCGAGCCGATGGCAGGCGCCCAGGAGTCGTGATTCCAGAGGAGGACAGTCTTGAACTCGGAGCCCGGAGCCTGGATGCCGAGGACGCGATCGCGATCGCGGTCGAGGGCCGGCGAGGTGATTCGGAAGACGGGCGCCCCGCCCTCGGCGGGCGGGGCGCTGGCAGTGAGCAGCTTCTGGAGGGTCTTGGCCATGCCCACCAGAAGGGGCGCTAGACGCGGTCCTCTTCCCCCGTTCGGTCACGTGGCGGCATGGGCGTGGCATTGGCCGCGGCGCTCGCGACGTTGTTCCCTCCGGCGCCGGCTCCAGGCATCGCCCCGGGGCGCTTGCCATCCAGCTCTGGAAGAGAGGGGAGCCCACCGAACGCGCGGTACTCATTGAACCGCACGTGCTCGGCGGCCGGGGTCGTCATGACGCGGAAAGTGCGTTCCCACTCCTGCGGGCGTGGGTCCTCGTATTCGAGGATGGCATCGCGATCCACGAGGGGGACGAGCCGGTGTTGGAAGAAGGCCCTCCAGAATTCCAGTGCAGGCGCCGTCGCGTACTCCGCGAGGTGATACTTGGCCGCCTCGCTGGTGGCGCGGTTGCTGTTGGAGACGTCTCCGACGAGTTCCGGCGGCACGAGGTACGCCTCGCGCACGTTGGCGCGGAGGTCCTTCGCGATCTCCTTGGTTTGCAGCTCGCGGTAGTTCACCTGGACTTGGGCGAGCGTGACGCCTGTCGGAGCGACCCACGTTTTCCCGGCGCTCTTCGGGCCGCGGTGGGCCTGCTCGAAGCGCTTCTCCAAATCGTCCGCTGCCTCCTTCGTGGTGTATCCGTCGTCCGTGCTTTTCGAGGAGAGCCCAAGGACGGCGAGCGGGATTCCTCCGCGCTCGAATGTCGCCTTCGTGCTCTTGTCGATGGCCTCGATGGCATCGAGCTTGTCGCCCAAGGCCATGCCTCGCCCGGTGCCGCGGCCGTCCGGGTCCTCCGGGTCGAGGTGCTTGGCCCAGAGGACTTCCGCCTCCGGGACGAACCCGCTGACGCGCCCATAGGAGATGAAGAACGTCCGCCGCTCGCCCTGCGGAGTCATCGTCACGCAGTGCGGAGGCACCAGCTCCCAGCCGACAATGCGGCCTCCCTCGCTCCGGAGGAGGATCATGAACGCCTCGCCGACCAGGTCGATGTGAATCTGGGCCAGCTTCCGGTACTCCCGGCCGGGGTGAATCGGGTGCGGAGAGTCCAATATCGACAAAAGTTCGTGGTGCTCCAACTCCACCAGTTCTCCCTCCGCCACGGCTTCGTCGATGGCCTTCCGCCGCTGCTTGCCGTCGAGCGACTTCCAGCGCGGATCCGCGCGCTTCTCCGCGCCGATGCGCCGTTTGTAGACGCGCCACCGGGGCGTGGCGACGCTGTTCGCGACGGTGTCCACCACGGTCCGGAGCCAGTCGTCCTCGCGGTACGCGACAAGGACTTCGCGCGCACCGCGGCGCGGACCATAGCTCCAGAGGGGGAGTGAGTAGGCGATTCGCTTGACGCCGGTTCCGATGAACCCGAGCGCCTTCATGGCGCGCTGGAAGAGAGAGGGCATGCCCTCAGAAGGGGCGGCATGTCAGGGGCGGCAGGTCCTCTGCGCCACCGGCCCGCTTGAGCTCGTCCGCTAGCCAGCTATGCTGCACGGTCCCACACGCAGGAACAAAGAGAGCCAAGCATGGTCGTCGTGAACAGCATTGATAGTGTGCACGAAGCCGTCGCTCGAGATCACGACACGCTGAAAGCGGGCAATGCGACACGCGAACACTCGCTTCATTGTCCCCAGTGTACCGCCCTGCGCCGGGTGCGAATGGTGGCGCTTCTGTTGCGCGGCGAACCCGTCGCATTGAAGTCGCCAGCGACGGAGTCCTCGATAGGCGTAACACTTGAGCCACGGGATATCATGGACGATAGATGGGAGGAAATCGAGGACCAGAAATGCAAGGATAGACTCGAGTTTCTCGGTGAGCGCGGGTTGGCTCCGTCCGTTTTCATGTTTGAGTGTGTTCAGTGTGACACGCGATTCACCGGACTTGTGTGCGCAGGGGTCTCCCTGGTTGATGTCTGGGTTCTGGTGCCTACCGTAATGGGAGGTGTCGCGACTCCGCATGCGCCTCCTGCCGTTCGTTACTATCTCGATCAGGCGTGGAAGTGCCAATCGGTTGCCGCATACAGTGCCGCGGCGGCGATGTATCGAGCTGCCCTTGAGCAGGTCTTGGAATCTGAGGGCTACGCACAGTCGATGTTGGCGGCAAAGATCCAGGCCTTCGAGGAGAGCGTGACCTCTCCGGGGCCGTCAACTCCTGGTTGGGCCAAATCTCTGGACTCGGCATTCCTCAGAGTGATCAAGGATCTCGGCAATGGGGCGATTCACTCCAATGCCGGTGACATCTCTCCTCAAAGCAGTTTTGATGCGAACCTAATTTCCCAGGTTGAGGCGACATTTTCGGAGTTGATGGATGTTGTGTATGAGGCACCCGCCAAGCAGGCCGAGCGATTGAAGAAAATGCAAGCAGCCGCTTTGGTCGTCAGTCGCAAGAAGGCTCAAGGCGGGTAGGCAGACGCCTCGGCGAGGCGTCCATTCGATCTGCCTACTTCTGATTCCGCAGCGCGGGCCGCCCGAATGTTGGCGCGACTGCCGGCTACTTGGCTCCAAGCCGCTGGAGCAGTTCTATTGCTGTCGCCTGCGGAAGCGGTTCGGCCTGATCGTTCGAGTACCCAGTTGGTTGGGCCGTGAAGACTGTGCTTGCCGCGTGCGCCAACACGACGTCCCTGGTCTTCTGTTCAAATGCTGCCACAACGAAGTGGTTGAACGTATCAAGAGCCAATGCTCGATGCCTGTTGACGACTTCGTTGTGACGATTCGCCCGATAGTTTCGGGCGCAGAGCGAGAGCAAGTAGAAGAGGAGAGAAAGTATTACGATTCGCGGAGCGAGTTTGATTAGCGCCACCATTGTCACCGCTTGATCCGGAATAACTGGCGGGCTGTCGATCGAATGCATGCACGCGAAGCCGATTGTGCCCGCAACGAGGATCACAGCAATCAGCCACCCCATGGCGAAGAGACGATTCCAGCAGGCCGCGTTGGCGAAGTGCTTGCTCTGCGCCTGAACTACAGCCGAACCAGCAGTTTTCTTGACGAGATCGACGATGTCGTTGGCCTCCTTCTTCAGCGCATCAATGGCTGCCCGCTGCCTGCTGGCTGCGCCGCCAAACACCTCGTCGAACGTGATGATGGGGGCGGCCTTCTCGAAGGCGGACTTGTAGTCCAAGGTCAGGCTGTCGATGAGACCTTGGTGTCTGTTCGCGTCAGTGTTGTTCTCGGCGTGAGCCGTACGGATTGCATTGAGTCTGTAACGTAGCTGTGCTGCCGCTGCGGCATATTCTTCCTGCATCGCTGACGGGATGCCAGGCGGCAGCAGATCCTTCTGCCTCCGCAGCAGCCTGCTTGATGCAATTAATAGGTGCTCGATGTTGGCGAAATTGAAGTGCTTTCCGCGGTCGCCTGCGATCAGCATGTTGATGTCATGTTGATCCATCTCATCTGATAGTTCCGCGAGTATTGGTGCTGCAGTGGTTTCGTTCCCCATGGAAACCAGTATAGCGGCCGCAGAGCCGGAGGCCGAGCCGCTACCCCTCATCATCATGGACCGCTCCCGCCGCGCCTGCATTCGTTCGTGTCCGAACGACGTGCTTGAAAATCGGCCAGACCATCGCGTCCACCCGATCGTCGCGGGCATGTCCGCCCGCCGCGCCTGTGAACTTCGCGAGCTGCTCCTCCAGTTCTTTGTGCCGTCCCACCATGTGCACGAGCCCGGCCTCCGCCTGGATTGACACAGGGGCCGCGCGCTCGGCCTTGGAGTTCTTCGCGCGCTCGGTGAGCAGCTTCACCTTGGCGATCGAACCGATGACGTGCTCCACCATGCCGCGCCCGGCGGTGTTGGTTTCGGCGAAGAGCCACGCGCGCGGCCGGCCGCCGTCGTCGATCTTCGCCCGCGGAGTCCACACCTTCAGTGCGTTCACCGCCGCCCGTGCCCAGGCGCTGGGCTCAGGGCTCCGGAGTGACAGGTCGGCCAGGACGTAGGAGTGCTGGCGCCCGTCGGCCTCACGGCGCACGCCAACCACGACGATGCCGTGCATGTCCGCCGACTTCTTTTCACCGGTTGCCGGGTCGATGGACACGACGATGAAGTCGAAGACCTCCGGCAAGTCCTTGGGGTCGATCCGCGTCTTGTCCCAGTCCACACGGCGGAAGAGGTTCGGGTCGAGGTCGAACTCCAGCTCGCCGTAATACTCGCGCCGGCCGATGGGGGATGCGGCGGCATCGCGCGCCTGGAGGATGTACTCCGCATCCATGTTCGAGCTGTTGTCGAGCGTGCTGGAGCGCGACAGCACAAGGCCCTTGCTGTCCTTGAGGATCTCCCTAAACAGCTCCGTGGGCGCTGGCGTGGTGGTGATGACCTTGCGGCTCGAAAGCCCAAGCTTGCGCATCCGCCGCGTCGTGCCGCGCCCTACGCGCTTGCATTCGTCCCAGACGCGTTTGGGGTCCTTCTTCCACGCAACGACTTCGTCCAGCCATTCGAAGCTGTAGCCATAGCCTCTGAACTTGTCCGCGTCTGCCGCGGGCAAGTAGTCGGCCGTCACGCCGTTGGGCCACACGAGCTGCTTCTTCGATTTCAGGTGCTGGGGCCTGCACCACGGCGGCGACAACGTGAGGATGCCGCTCGGGCCCTCAAGCTGGTTCTTAATGATTTCGGTATAGGTCGGCCCGACGATGAGCAGGCGGCCCTCCGGGTCCGCGCGCGCCTCCCGAATGACAGCCGACGCACCAGCGTGCGTCTTGCCCGCGCCTCGCCCACCCAAGAGGAACCACGTGCGCCATGCCGCAAGCGCCGGGTCCACCATGTCCGGTGGTTGCTGCGCCGGGCGCAGCGAGTATTCGGGCTCGTAGTAGAGGACCAGCAACTCCTGGGTGGTGAGCCCAAGGCGGTCGGCAAACTGATCCACCGTCCCGAACCGCTCGCGCAGCCGCAGCGCCAGGCGGTCCAGCGTCGAGTGTCGCCCGTGCGTCTCCGGGCGGATCATGGGCAAGCCGGCGAGTGGATTGCCCTTAACCGTGACTGCCTTTGCCGTGCTCACGAGGAGTCAGAAGGGGCGGCCGGCGGAGGCAGTGCCACCTTCTTCTCTTCGTCGCCGAGGAAGCGCGACAGGCGGTCAACCAGCGTCTTCTGGGCGTCCTCGGGCGAGATGAGGTCGAAGGCCCCGCCGTCGGTCCCGGTCGGTCCACCCTGGCGGGGAATGGTGAAGTTCTTCGGGTCGCTGACTGCGAGCCGCCAACGCACGTACTTGTCATTGAACGCGCGGTTGCCGATGTTGGCCTGCTGGGCTTCCTCAAGCACGTGGCGGAAGTGTGCGCCGGCCGCTTGGTACTCCATGAGGAACGCGGTGTAGGGGCTCTCCTCGTTGCGCTCGACAGCATCCCGGCCGCGCGTCAGCCAGCCCTGAACGACGGTGTCCGTCGTTCCGACGAGGGCCGCCGCATCCCGCAGTGTGTGCCCCGCGGCGATCTTCCGGCACAGCTCGGAGCCAAGGCGCTCGGTGAGCGTCGTTGCCGGACCTGGCTTGCGGAGCGGCGTGTACGTGGCGAGCGGATCGAGGCTCACCACGTCGGCGACCTCCTCGTCCTCCTCCTTCTGGTGGTCACGGTGGCGAGCCATGACCACCAGAAGGGGCGGCTACTCCTGCGCGGACGGCGTCACACCCGCGAGTTGCTCGGCGCGGGCCAGGAGGCGGAGCGCGCTGGCAGACACCTTGCGGGCCTCGCCTCCGTAGGTCTCACCGTCGTCGCTGTTCATCCTCAGCACGTGGACAAGGGAAGCCGCCGCCTCGATGACCGATGCGATGGACTCCAGGGTCACCAGTGCGCGCCCTGCGTGCTCGGCCTTGGCGATGACGGCGTCCAGCCTGGCCTCCGCTGCGGATGCCTCGACCTCGACACTCACGCGGAGCTGGCCCACGTGGGGCGACTTCGACGGGGATTCACCCTCCGCCTGGTTGGAGTGGGACTGCGACTTCACCTCGACTGCGGTGTTGGGGTTGGTCATGTCCCCCTTAAGGGGCGCCAGGAGCCCGCCTGCGCACGCGCGCTCGGCCCCGTCAGCGACCAACACCACGCGCCACGGACGCCCCAGAGGCCCGCCCAGGCCCCGAGGTTGGGAAAAAATCGGGGGGTCGTCTCAGAGATAGGCGGGAAATTTTGGAGATTCGTAGAGCCTCGGATTTTTGCGCGCCGAGCAATCCAGCCGGGCCGCCCTCCGGCCGGTTTCCCACCCCGGGGGGAGGCGCTGTCCCACATGTCCTACCTCAGCGCCGCGCCCCTTCCTCGGGCATGGCCGCAAGCACCGCCCATCTCCGCGTTGTGCCCATCTCGCTCCGTGCAGCGAACGACTTCGTCCGCGAACTCCACCGGCACCACGCCCCGGTCCAGGGGCATCGCTGGAGCCACGCGGTGTGGGACGCGCGCACGGCTCGCGTGTGTGGCGTCGCTTGCGTCGGTCGTCCCGTCGCACGGCACATCGACCACCAGCGCATTGTCGAGGTGACGCGCGTCTGCACCGACGGCACGCCAGGCGCGTGCAGCATGCTCTACGGGGCCGCCGCCCGGACGGCGCGCGCCCTCGGCTACTACGCCGTCATCACGTACACCCTGGACGCCGAGCCCGGCACAAGTCTCCGCGCCGCCGGCTGGTGGGGAGAGCGGGGTGCCGTCGCCGAGGAGTCCTGGCACCGCTCGGCCCGCCCGCGTTCTACGCCAAGCCTCGGCCCGAAGACTCGGTGGGTACGCTTCCTGTCGGAGTACCCCGAGGCCGCGGCATCCCTTCTGAGGGCATGACCGCGACCGTCCGCCTCTCCCTCCCATTTCCGCCGAGCGCTAACACGTACTGGGTGCCCGCCCGCCGCCGGGGACTCGTGCCGTCCGACGAAGCCAAGGCGTACAAGGCGGGCGTGGCCAGGCAGGCGGCGCTCCTGGACCTGCTGCCCCTCGCTGGCCCCGTCTGCCTGAACCTCATCGCGTACCGGCCGCGCCGCACGGGCGACCTGGACAACGTCCTCAAGGTGCTGTGCGACTCCCTCAACGGGATTGCCTGGCTGGACGATGACCAGGTGGTGCGCATCGTCGCCGAGCGCGACGACGACGCAGACGCGCCCCGCGTAGAGCTCGTGGCCACCGCCGAGCGCTACGCGACGCCCGAGGAGGCCGCCGCCCACCGGCAGGCCCGCGCCGAGCGCGCCGCCAAGGCGAGGGCCACGCGCAACCGCAACCGCGCCGCCAAGGCTCGGGGTGCCTTCGCTGCGCGGCTCAAGCCGAGCAAGGGTGCACCCGGGAAGCCCCGGGCGTCGCGGAAGTCCGCACCCTGACGCCCCTTCTCGGGGGCATGAGCACCTCCGCCCCCGAGCCCAGCCGCCCCCTCTCGCCCGCGACGACGTTGACCCTCTCGCTCGCGGGCTCCCTCGTCTTCGGCGCGTTCAGCGCCGGGACGACGATTGCCGTCCTCTCCCGCCTCCAGCAAGACGTCGTGGAGCTGCGCTCGGGCCAGCAGGCCCAGGGCAACGCGCTCCACGCCACCGAGCTGCGGCAGGAGCGCACCGATGCGCTCCTGGGCGGCATCCGCACCGACGTGGCCGAGATGAAGGGGCTTCTCCTCCGCATGACCGAGGAGCCGCGCCCCGTCCCGTACCGCTCGCGCCAGTGAGGTGGCGGGGGCGCAGCGTTGGCGCTCCCGCTCGGTGATGCGCTCACTCCGTCAGGGTTGCGTGGGGGGGCATTCCAGCAGGCAGTTGCCCCACGTGCTATCGCAGGTGAGTTCCGCACTCTGGTTACCGTGCGCGTTCATCATGCAGCGGTTGTACTGGGCGTTGCAGTTCCTCTGGCACGGCCCCAGGACGGGACCCAGGCTGGCTTGTGCAGACACCACCGGGGAACCCGGGTTGGTACTCTCCTCCATCGAGGCGCCCTGGTCGCCGCCACAGCCGGCCAGCATCCCGACAGCCATCAGTCCGGCGATGATCGCCACTCGCATTTGATTCTCCTGTTTTGATGGTTTGTGACGCATTGCCTGTATAGCGCTCCCATTCAGCGGGCACCAGACGCCCCTTCACCTCGGAGAAGGGGATGCTCCAGCGGGCCGTGGATGACGGACGGCCCGCCCTCTACCGCGCGCGGCAGTGAGGTGGCGGGGCGCAGCGTCGGCGCTCCCGCCTGGTGATGCGCTTACACCGTCAGGGGGTGTCGCACCTCACAAAGCACGCCTCCAGAGCGTCATCACATGCCGACATCGCATCGGGGGCACCATGAGCGTTCTGTATGCAGCGGGCGTAAATCGTGGAGCAAACCCTCTGGCATGGAGTCAAGGCTTGTGCTGCCACCTGAGTGGCGGGGTCGCTGGCGCTCTCTCCTCCCGGGGCTACCTCTTCGGCGCCACCGCATCCGGCCAGCATCCCGACTGCCATTAGCCCAGCAATGATTGCCACGCGCATCCGATTCTCCTGGATTGATGGTTTGTGCTGCAATCACAGGATAGCGCTGCCATTCAATTCGCGCCAGACGCCCCTTCTCCGGTGAACACCTCGCAGTCCCCCGGAGTCCTTCCATGGTGAAGCCCGTCTCCACCCGAGCAGCCTTCGTCTCCCGCATCCTGGATCAGATGCATAGTCCCTATCGCTGGAACGGGAAGGGCGAGCGCCCCGACATCAACGGTCCCCGTTTCTTTGACTGCTCCGGTCTCGTGACGGCCTGCTACTTCGAGGCTGGCGGCCCCGACTGGCGCGCAACCCACAACACGGACCGCCTCCTCGCGGAGCTGGCGCCCGTGTCGGAGTCAGAACTCAAGACGGGGGACCTGGTGTTGTACGGTCGGAACGGGGATGCCTCCCACGTCATGGTGTACGTGGGCGCGGGCGTTGTCGTCGGAGCTTCGGGCGGCGACCACACGACGCGAACCCTGGCCGATGCCTACGCTCGGGGCGCGCGCGTCAAGTCCGAGCCGAGTGTGACGTATCGCCTGGATCTGCTCGGGTTCCGCCGTCTGCCGTTCGTGGTTGAGGTCGCTGGCGCACTTACGCCTTCGTCCGGAATCCCTGCGGTACGAGCGCCGCTCCGCGCCGCCTAAGTAGCGGCGCCCCTTTCTCCTCTCGGACTCACCACCCGACGGGAGAAGACATGCGCACGTTGACGTTGCAGGACCGGGCCGCCCTTGAGTGCGCGGCCGGATTCACCAGCCACCTCCGCGTCCGCGTACTGCGCGGCGCGGAGTGGGTTGACCTCTCCACCATGCTGGGTGGAGACATGGTGATGGGCGCCAAGTGGAGTACCAACCTCGACGCCCAGGTCGCCCAGGCGACCTTGAGCATTGCTCGCAACGGGCCCGGCGGCCGGGGGCTGTCCCTGGCCCCGCTCGTGACGGGCAGTGCCCTCAACGCCGCCGGGCCGCTCCTGCGCGTCGGAGCGTGGGTGGTGGTGGAGGTGGCGACGGTGCCCCTCGGGACGCCTCGCTCCTCGCCGATGGTGCTCGCGAGCTGGCGCGAGGTGTTCCGCGGCCGAGTCGATTCGCTCGACGTTGGCGCGGAGGAAATCAACGCCACGTGCTTGGACGCGGCCGGCGTCATCCAAGACACGTTCATCGAGGCGGAACGCGAGTACGGCAGCGACGCCGGAACCCCGGTGCAGACCATCATGCAGGCCATCCTCAACGACTGGGGCCTCGGAGTGCTCCCAGGCCAGTTCGGGGCGGGGCTCTACGTGCCCGTGGACCCGCTCAGCATGCGCGGCAAGTACATCCAGAAGACGGGGCCCGTCCTCGATGCGCTCCGCGAGCTGGCCGGCCAGATTGGATGGGACGTGCGCTACCGGTGGCGCGCGGACACCAACGCCTGGGCGCTCACGTTGTGGAGCCCTGACCGGTTCGCGACGGCGCCCGTCTGGCGGTACGGGCCAGCGCAGTACGTGGAGCTGTCGAGCGTGGCCCAGTCACTCGCCGACATCCGCACCGACGTGGAGGTCGTCTACAGCGACAAGGCGGACAAGGACTCCACCGGGCTCGCGAAGCGGAAGAAGGCCTATGCCGAGAACCTGACGGCGCGGGCGCTGTACGGCCGCCGCTGGATGCAGGTGGCGGAGGCGAGCACCAGCAACATCAACACCGCGCCCGAGGCCCAGCGCCTGGCGGACGCGGCGGTCGCGGACCTGTCGCGCGCGGCCCTCCAAGTCACGATGCGCCTCCAGGGTGTGCACTGGCACCTCGAGGCGTCGGACCTGGTGGCCGTTGGAGCCAACGGCGTGCACTTCGACGCGGACCAGTTCTTGGGCGTGACGTCCATCGAGTGCGAGTGCGGCAGCAATGGAGAGGCGCGCACCACCGTGCAGCTCCGCGGCGCCCCGAGCACGTCCATCATGCAGTGGATGCAGCGCGAGGCCGCGCCCGGGTGCGCTCCCTCGGCGCCGTTCACCGGCCCGAGCGCTCCGGTGGGTCTGGTGCCCACGCCGACGGTCAACGGCTTCGCGCTCACGTTCCAGGCGTCGGCGACGGGCGCGGCGTGGGACAGCTACGAACTGCACGTCTCGCAGAGTTCGGGGTTCGCGCCCTCCTCGGGCACATTCAAACAGTCCTCGCGGACGACGCGCTTCGAGGTGGCAGACCTCCTGCCCGGGACGAACTACTACGCGCGAGTCGTGGGGCGCGACCGCGCGGGCAACCTGGGCGCGGCGAGCGGGGAGGTGGCACTGGCGCCTCGGTACATCGAGCCGCGGATGTTGCAGCCCTACGTCTCGATCGCGAGCCTGCCCCTCAATCCAGATTTTGAGGCAGCGAACGTCTCTGGTGCTCCGCCAGATGGATGGACGATGCGCACCGGCTCGTGGGGTAGCAGCGCCACTCTCACAGGCGACTCATACACGGGGCAGCGAGCACTACTCCTCGCAAACGGAGGGACGGCACTCTGCGCACAACCGATCGCAGTTCGGCCCGGCACGCGGTACTCGATTGATCTCTGGGGCAAGGGGAGCGACGCACTATCCACGCTCCTGATTGATTTCGAGTGGCTTGATGGCAACCAAGCCGTCCTCGATATCAGCACCGTCGTGTCTGCCTCTGGCAAGACCACCTTCGCTCGATTCTCCGGCCTGGCGGCCGGGCCCGCCTCGACCCGTTACATGCGTATCGTCGCGCGCCTGCCAGCTTCAACTGGGGCTCGCACGTTCACGCTCGACTCGTGCGTCTTCGCGAGCGTGGACTCAATCGAGGAGTCCCCAAGGACTGCGACGACGGCAGAGTATTTGATGGGAGGCACTGGCTGGCAGAACGCGGCGGCGCTCCCGCCCGTGCAGTTCTCGCGCGCAAGCACGGGCCAAGTGCTTCTCTCGGGGAGCATGAGCAGCGGCGCAGTTGGCGCCGCGCTGCGCCTGCCGGATCCGGCCTACTACCCAGCGCGTGATGTGACGTTTGTCACCTACAGCCTGGGAGGTACGGCGACGGTCAAGGTGGACACGCTCGGATTCCTGAACGTGGTCGCATTCACCTCCAACACTCGCGTGTGCCTCGACGGTGTTGTCTACCGGGGCGTGGTGTGAGCCCCGTTGTTGCAGCGGATCTCCAGGTTGCCATGGACTGCGTCGCGCCCAATCCTGACTGTGCACTCAGTGGTCTCGGCGGTCACCGTCGAGTCCATCCCCAGCCCTGAGTTCGCCCCACCGAATTCGTCCGGGATGTACGTGTCAAGAGACAGTCGGTTTCCCGGGGTCGCAGTCGCGATCCCCGGGAACTCAACCCGTGCTCCTGGCGCAATCGGGGCGAGCTTTCGGGTGGAGTGGTCGAGCATGCTCGACCCGACCGCTACCCAGGGTCCCTGCACAGACACCTCCACCGACAACGGCCGGGCGACCGAATCGGCGTTCTCGACGACGAGAGCGATAGGCCGGCTCCCCGCTGCAAGCTCGGACTGCACTTGGGTGGCGCCCGACAGCACATCGTCCGACGGCGAGCCACCACAGCCGACGGCGATGAGAGCAGCGATCAAGGTGCGGCGAACCATTGAGACCCCCTTGCACGTGTAGGCGTAGCACCAGCGGGGCAACCCCGGCAAGGCGGCCCGGGGCCCGGCGTCACCCGCCGCACCTGGCGCAACGGACCTGCCACCGTTTGAGGTAGCGCCCGTGGCGCTCCGACTCCCCCGCAAGGACGAGGGATCCCTCCCGGGCGGGCACGCACGCACCGCACGCGCAGGTGCCCGCCCGGAGGTTGACGCGGCGGCCCTGGGGCGCGTTGGAGCACTCCAGGTGCCGCGCGCCCCCAGCGGCGCTGAACTCGACGTACTCACCGCGGCGGATGCCACCGCCGCACCCGTCCGCGGTGCACGTCCCGTTCTTCTTCGCGACGATGACGGGCATCACCCACCTCCCTTGCGCGCCAGTCGCTTGCGGAGCCGCTCCAGGGCCTCGGCCTGGAGGGTGCGGATGCGCGCGTGGGGCACCGACCAGCGCTCGGCGAGCGTCGCCACCGACGCAGGCCGGCCCCCGGGCTCGCCCACGCCCATCAGCGCGGAGAGGGCCGCGCGCTCGAGCCGTGGGAGACGGTGCAGCTCTGCCATCGCGCGCTCCATGAGGGCCAGGGCTCCTCGGGTCTCGCCGCTCGCGTCCGCCAGGCCGAGCAGCGCGTCCACCGGCATTGCCGCGTGGACGGTGCCATCGCCCAGGGCGAGCTGGGTGTCAGGGTTCAGCCCCTGGGCGGCCATGGCCTCGGACAGCGGGATGTCCTGCTCTCGCGCGGCTCGCTTGGCGCGGCCGAGCTTGCGGCGCGCGTGGCGGGTGACGTGCACCGCCGAGCGCTCGACCGTGGCCGCCGTCAGCATGCGCTGGCGAGCGAGGGTGGAGACATACGCGGCATAGCCCGCGCCTTCGCGCCGTGGGTACTTGCGCCAGAGGCGCAGCGTCTCGGCCATCGCCTCTTGCACGAGGTCCTCGTGCCGCGCGCCCCACTCGCGGGCGATGCTCCCGGCGATACGTGCCAGCACCGGCAGGAGGAGCTGCGCGAGGCGGGACTCCGCGAGCCGGGCCGCGGCGCACCCCTCGGGCAGCTCCTGAAGCTGCGCGACGAGGGACTCGATCTCATAGGTCGGCGTGCGCATAAGCCGGAGCGCCGGCCGCGGGGCATCCTGGTGTGTCGTCGTCGCGTGCATCACAGCACCTCTCCGGCGAGGTGAGCCGCGCAGCGCTCGCCGAGCGGCGAGGGATTGGGGCACGGGCCGCTGTCCGTCAGGAGCCCGCAGGGCACGCGCGCGTCCGGAGGCGCATAGGGGCTGTCATCGCGCTCGCGTTGGCCCACCATGGCCAACCGCACGCGGAGGCGCCGGCTCTCGGCCTCGGCGCGCTCCAGTGCGTCACGCATCGCCTTGCGCGACTGGTACGCATCCATCAGCTTTGGCAGGTGGGGGCACTCGGCCCCGTGCTTCGGACAATCGCTAACCATTGCGGGCCTCCTCGCCTGACGCGAACAACGAGCGCTTTGCTGACACCTTGGTGGTTGCCTTCGCCTTGGCTCGCTCGCGTGCTTCTTCGGCGAAGTTGACGAGGTATGAGCCCTCGCTGCGGAACAGACCGCGAGGGCCATCGAAAGCAGGACACACGGTGTCGCCCTCGGGACCCTCATTGGCTTTCACGACAGTCAGGAGGCGCCGGTCGTCACGCTTCCAGAGGCCCAACATGGTCCGCGCCGCCGCGTCGAGATAGCTCGACTCCTTGAAGTCGGAGCGCTGGGGGACCGTGCCTTCCTCGCTGTCTCGGTTGTAATGCCAGAGGACGATGATGGGGACGCCCGCCGACATCGCAAGGTCGGCTAGCGTGTCCATCGCCTGCCCAATCGCGATGTCGAGGCGCTCCTTGCTCCCGGGCGACTGGTAGCGGATGCGCAAGCCGTGGTCGATGGCGATCCACTTCACGCCCTTGCGGATCCAGCGGCGCACCGTCGCGAGGAGGTCCGCGAACGGCATGCCGACGCCGACGTGGCGGTAGAGGCGCCGATCCAACGTGGTCTGCATCCGCGCCAGGAAGTTGTGGAGGCTTTCAAGCTGATACTCCTGGAGCCGCGTTGCCCCCACCTGCTGGAGCGAGAGGTTGAACTCGTCGGCGACCAGCCGCTTGAGAAACCAGCCGGTGCCGTCCTCCAGGCCAATGAGGCCGCCGGGCCCGAGGTCGTCCTCGAGGTCCAGCACCCAGTGCCGCATGCAGGTAGAGAGGAGCGACGTCTTTCCGCCGCCGCTCCGCCCGCCGATGACATTGAGGTTGTTCACGAAGCCCGGGAACACCTCGGTCAAGGCCTTGATGGGGGTTGGGAGGAACGGGTTGTGCGTCCCCTCGTAGAAGGCGTGCCAGCGCTCGGCGAGTGAGTACACGTCCGCTCCGCCCGGCATCTCCTCCTCGGAGGTGCGCAGTCCCACCAGCGTCTGGGCGGACTCCACCGCGACTCGGGCCGGTGGCGCGGACATGTCGCGTGCCTTGGCCTTGAGGGCGTCGGCTGCCGCATCGAGTGCGCGCCGCGCCGCGAGCTCGCGGAGGCGAGCGCAGTATGTAGGGAGTTGCGGCAGCAACGGGACACCGAGGTCCAGGTGCATGAGGTACGTAACCCCCCAGCCGGCCGGCCCTGCATTGCCGACTTGGGCGAGGTGCCCGCGGTCCTTGAGCTTGGCGCCCACCGTCAGGTGGTCGATGCCCTTACCCTCGGCGGCAAGGGCGAGCATCGCGTCCCAGACCAGGGCGTTGCCGTTGGCGGTGAAACAGTCCGTGAGCAGGGGGCCGGTGTCGAGGACGGTGGCACCGTGGAGGATGCACCCGAGGACGGCGCGCTCAGTCTGTTCGTCAAACAGGCTCACTGGAGACCTCCCACCGTCACGTCACGGACGGCCATGGTTTCGTACTGCGCACGGACGACGAGGAAGAAGGCGATGGACCAGGCGGGGGCCTTCGCCCGATGCGTCGTGTCGCCGAGGTACAGGCGCCAGCCCTGCTCGAAGCGCTCGCGCTCCTCAGGGCTCGCGCGCGCCAGCCATCCCAGGCTTGAGTTTGCCCGCGCGTGCGACCATCCCTCGCGGATGTAGACCTCGCCCGCGGCCTCGCATGCCTCCTGTCGGTCCTCCTCCATCCGGAAGTAGGCGGTCTCACCGACGCTGGCTCGCCGTGGCTTTCGCCCCGAGCGCTGCTCCTCAAGGGCGAACGGCTCGACGGCGCCGGACTCCCGCGCGGGAGCCGCGACGGCAGCCGGGGAGGGGCGGGGCGTCATCGTGGCGGAGTCCGGGCTGTCGCTGTCGGACAGTGAGCCCTCGGGGCTGTCGGCGGGGGCCGACTGCGAAGCAGGGCTGTTGTTCTCCCGTCTCGTCTCTCCACTCTCCCCGCGCTGGTCCCGCGCGGGAGCCGCAAGGGAGCCGCGCGGGGCCTGCTCGGGTTCCTCGCGGGATTCATGCGTCGAACCATCCTCGTCCGCGCGGGTGGTGCGTCCCTTGCCGGAGGGCTTGGCGGCATCCCGTGCCACCTTGGCGACGTGCCCGGCCTGCTCCTCGCGCCAGCCAGCGACGACGAGCAGGCCGTCCTGCTCGGCCAGCAGGCCCACCGCAATCAGCGCCTGGACCAACCGGCCGCGCTTGCCCGTCCAGCGGACAGCGCGCTCGATGGCGGAGGTCGCCCCAGCACCCGGGAAGGTGCCCTCGGGCCGCTCCCGGCCGCAGTAGGCCCAAAGGCGGTACACGTAGACATCGGCCTCGGGCCGGGCCGTGAGGCCGCAAAGCTCGTGGATTGCCAGCTCCTCCGGAGCCGAGCAGCGAAACTTGAACCAGGGGAGGCTGGTGCTCATGGGGTGCCTCGGGTGTCAGACAGGTTGGACTCGGTGCCGGAGCGCCAGGGCCGGGCCACCTCGGACACGCACCGAGCGCACAGCGCATCGAGGCGGCACGCGCGCGGCAGTCGGCCCGCGCACCGGGCGCAGCGGCGGCGCTGGCGGTTGAGGTCCAGCACGGTGCGGCAGTGCTGGGTGGTGCAGTACGTGAGGGGGCGCCCCGCGCCCGCGCGCCGAGCCAGGGGCCGGCGGCAGATGGGGCAGGTCGAGGCGGTCAGCACGTCGAGGCCTCCTCGTGCGTGGGAGCACAGGTGTGGGGAATGTGGTGCGAGGCGCACCACCAGGTGAGGCACGCGGGGCACTGGCGCTTGCGCGCGCCGCAGGGGCACGACGGCGCGCGCGGCGAAGGGGGCGTGGCGCTCATACGCGCCTGGGGCTGGATGCGAACCGTCATCGCGTGCCCTCAGCCCCACGCACGCCGCGAAACACCTCGGGCGCGGGGAGTCCCGCCTGGGCGGCAATCCACGCCGCGGTGGACTGGTGCCGGGCGATGTCCGCCCGCGAGCGCGCGCAGTCGCAGCGCATGGAGCACGTGCCCTCGTCGCGATCGGTCTCCTTGTGGCCGCTCGTCTTGTGGCCACACGTGCCGCACCGGAGCACCGCGACCTGGAGCACCAGCTCCAGGGGCGTGGGGGTGACGATGTTGCGGACGTTGCGCCCAGTGCCGAACCGGACCCACCAGTTCCCGTTTGGCTTGCATCCCTTGAACCGGCCACCGCGCACGGCACGGACGAGGAGCTGCACGCGGCGAAACTCGGCCGCGTGACGGTCGATGTAATCCCAGACGGTTTCAGCCACGGGACACCTCGGAAGGCTCGGGACGCACGACGCGCAGCGCGCGACCGCTGCGCGGCTTCGGGGCAGGCTTGGGTCGCGGTGGAACGTCCGTCGCCAGCAGTTCCCGCGTAGAAAGGGCACCGATGGCCCGGTCCAAAAAGAGAGCCACGCGGCAGAGCACCTTGCGCAGACGGCGAGAGGCCCGCCGGTCGAACTCGCGGAGGATGCGCCTCATCGGCCACCGTCCTTGCCGTCGGCGCCCGCCAGCTCCTCGAGGGCGGCGGACAGCTCCGCGATGTCTCGCTCCTGCGCCTGGACGGCAAGGCCATCCACAATCAGCGCGAGCCCGGTCAGGACGTTGGCAGGGATTGTCTCACGGTCGGACAACACCTCCTGGACGTGTCCGACGACGTCTCGGATGTCGTGCAGGGCGGTGCTGGCGCGGCGGACAGGGGCCACCATCCGGGCGCGCAGTTCGGCGCGGAGGGCCTGGCTGTCTTTGCTCGGAGGCGGCAGGACAGGTTGGCGGGGCGAGCGCGTCAT